CTTTAAGGCTAACTTCTTAGTTGACCAACAAGACATGCATCGTATGATGCGACTGTCATTCTTTAATGACTTCTTAATTAGCAAGTTAGATCTTATCCAGAAGCATGAGGGTACAACAGCTACTGTTGGATCTTCAGAGGCTAAGATGATGATGCGTGAGTTAGGAATACCAGTAGGTCTTATGTTAGACCTTGGCAACAAACTTAAGAACCTTAAGGATGGTGAATCTTTATCAAGTACAGATCAAGAGTTGTACAAGAGAGAGTTTTTAAACGGAGCTACTAACTTTGTTAACCAAGCAATACCATTACCTAATGCAATGAACCGACCACTATATTATAGTGATCCTCACTTTGTTCTGCTTACGCAGTTTAATGGTTTTACTTCTACGTTTACAGCAAACCAGTTACCGAGATTGTGGGACCAGTTGAAGGGCAATAGCTCTAAGGGTTTGCAGTACGGAACTGTAGCTGCAATGAGTAACATGTTGCTTCTTGCATTTGTATCTCAAGGACTTAAGGATGAACTCAAGTATGGGGAAGATGGTAACCCTTACTTAACTGACGCTCAGAAGATACAACGAGCTATATACTCTTCTGGTTTACTTGGAACTACAGAGAGGGTTATTGGAAGTAATTTCTTATTTCCTCTTTACGGATCTGATACATATGGAGCTGGAGACTTTGTATGGGAAAATGTAGCAGGAGAAGCAGCAGCTTCAAGCACAGTATCTAAGATGTACAATATGATTTCAGGTGCAGTCGAAAGTGACGGTGCTAAATTTGAGCGTAACTTCTATGCAAGCCTACCTATCATTGGCCCATTTAAGTATAGATTACAAAATTACAAGTGGGAATAGAAGGAGTTTTTAATGGGTAAATTTTATGGTCCTGGAGTTAATTATAATGGAGAAAGTGGAGACATAAGTAACGATGCTTTAAAAGAGTTAATCTCTAATGCAAACCCTCAAGATCAGGTGTTAGCTGACAATCCTGTTATTTCTGCTAGTGACAGATTAGCTATAGACACGACCTTAGTCCCTGTACCTGTAACATCAACACCTGAACCTGTTGGTCCAGTTATGGGTCAGGATGAAGATGGTGGTAGCTTTGAAATGCAACCAGATAAGACTGAGGAAGAAGAGGCTCAAGCTGTATTAGATCAGCAAGAGATGGAAAGATCTTACGCTATGTATCAGAGTGTTGATATAAACAGAGATGAAGTATCTGATGTTGTTGGTGAAGAACACGCGGAGCACTTTACAGAAGGTATGGTTAATCTAGAAAACTTATCTACTGACGATGTTGGAATGTCTTACAACCAAGAATCACGAATGGAAGAGCTTCGTGTAATGAGCGGTGGCTTTCAACAACCCAGTGAAAACCCACAGAGGGATAACTTTGTTGATCCAGCTAAGACAATAAGGTTAAGCAACCCTCAGTTGTTTTCTTTTATGAATGCTGTTGAAACCTCTGGGGATTCTAGGGGTCTTGTTGTTAAGCCTATGCTTAAAGTCTTGGCCCTCGGTGCTGTTGAGAGTAAGTTAGGAGATATCTTTCAAGCAGAAGCTTTGATGCCAGCTGGTCTTTTAAAAGAGTTCTCAAGTGCTGAGGCTGCTGACATCCTTGGTGTTCCCCAAGCAGATCTACCTTCTATGGAGGGTGAGTCGGCTCTTGGAAAAATGATATCAGAAGAGTGGGCTAAGATTGTTCAGCGAGATGCAATAGGTGCAGATGGAAAGATAGATGCTCACTTAGATCCTGATAATAAGATTACAAAAGAAGCACAAGAACAGCTTGGTCTTTGGGCTAAGCAGACTTATGCAATGGCATTTCCTCATCTGTTTGAAAAGAAATCTACAGTAAACAAGGCTGGTAACAAAAGAACTGACTACGTTTTAACTTCCAATGGTCAAAAGATGATGGAACAGAAGCGTTACTTTATGATGCGTCAGGGTCCTATGGTTAGGCCTCAGGTTACTTCTGGAGATAACTCTAACTCTGACAACGTACCTTTCGCTAACCTTACAGGTAAGCATTACAGAGGACCTAGGAAGCCTGAGGATGGGTTTGTTAACGAGCAAATAGCTCAGTCTAGATTAGCTGCAGTACAGCACATGGGTACTGAAGTTCGTATGAAGACAGGCATGTTGTTTAGTGTAATAGCTTTAGGTAAGGCTAAGAGCTATCAGATGGTTGATAACAAGGTTGTCTTAAATTTTAGTAAACAAGAAGATGGTACACAAGGTGAACCTATTGCAGCAGATATGGGTGCTTTAGATATTCTTAGTTTGGGTCAAGACACTGCTGATAGTATTAACAATGCTGGTGCTAATGCTTTATTAAAAGTTGAAGCTATAGATTTTGAGCTTACTGACTTGAAGATGAATAAACCAAGAAGCCCTAAGATATTCACTCTTGAAAGAAAGATTAAAGCTTTGCTGCATTTTGCAGAGAAAGCAGACGCCCCACCTGTAAATGGAGAAAGATCTTGGCGTGAGAATATGTACATGCGTAGAATGACACAGCAGTTGGCTATGGTTCAGGATATTGCTGAGTTCCATGAGACTGCTATCAGGTTTCCAAACTACGTTCAATCAGGTAGTGGACGTATAGGGTATAAGCCTACAGTTATGAATCCACAAACGCATAAGTTTGCAAGACAGATGTATGGAAGTGCAACAAAGTACACCATTAAACCGGGAAGTAAAAGCTATGCAGAACAAGCAATGCTATTAACTATGGGTTCACACTTGTTTGCAGATGGTTGGGTTACACCTGATACAGCGTACAATAATATGAGGACTCGTATAACAAATAAAAAACACCAAGACCACCCTAAGGTTCTGGCCATTGCAGCTGTAGGTCGTAAGCTTAAAGCTATACTTGCACAGTATAATGTTAATCCAACTGTTGACGCTTTAAAAGCAATGGGTACTACTCCTGAGAATGTTGTTCATGGTGTGGACAATGTGTTTAACACGGTAAATATGGCTAATCTAGATACAGATGTTAGAGCTTATCTTACCTCAGCTTTTAAGCATCCTGATGAGTTCTTACATTTAGTTGAAGAGGCTGTTGAGTTAGGTAACTACATGGACTCCTTGTCTAGTGGTAAACCTTTTATCTCTACTATGGCTACTGTTGAAGTTGACGGTATTCAAAACGGAGTAGCAGCTGTGGGCTTACAACTTGGCATTAAGGATATTATGTACAGGATTGGAGTGATGAGTGAAGACCCCTCTAAGGTTATTGCAGAGTACAAAGATGTTCTTGGAACACTTCGTGATGTGTTTGCAGATAACATGCAGAGTAGGTTAACTGATGTTCTAGAGTCTGAGTCGTTCTTATTGGATCATGGTTCTGTTGCTTACTCTGACATGAAAATGTTTTTAGATGCGGCTATACAAAACTCAGCAGAGTTCTTGAAGCCACCTATAATGACATTTACTTATGGACAAGCTATTGAGAGTATGGGTGGCACTATGCTTAAGGCGATTACTACCAGCAGTATATTAACTAAGATGATTGAAAATTCCCCTTATAGCATTAATGACGTTGCAAGGATGCTTCATAAGGTTGTTGCTGATGGTTTGTATACCACACTAGACCCTCAGGTAATTAACTTTAGTGAGTCTCTTAAGGACTTAACTGGTGTTGCTATGGTGGCTAATGAAGAGATCAGGTACCAAAGACCTACTGGATCTTGGACATCTCTTAATGACACTATGTGGAAGACAGACGATGATGCTAAAGCTGTTCGTTCTTCTATTAGAGATATTGATGATAAGGTTCTAGCATCGACTCAATTTCAACCCACATCAAGAGAAATGTCAGGTATATCTCCAAAAGATAACACTGGTTCTACAATTACTAGTGCTGCTTTGGCGCAGGTTACTATGGCTACTGACGGTGCTGCTGTTGTTAACTTACTTTCTGGAAACATGTACGAAGCTATTCAGAGAATGACAGGTCAACAAGTTCCTTATGTTACTACAATATATGATGCTATTAAGGGTGACTTAGGTTCTCTTATTCCTATGCTTCAAGGTGTCAATAAGGTTTGGCAAGAGAGTATTATTAATTACGATCTATTATCTAAGGTTCAGGAGGGTACTCTTGAGGCCCATAAGAGAGGCCATGCTAAACTAGTTAAGAACTCTGAGAATGAACTCGGTAATCAACTGGCAAAAGATCAGGCTCAAATTGAATTTCTTGATGACTATATTAAGCGTATGACAACAGACGGTAACTTTGAAAAAGAATTTAAAGAGACTCTAGGTCATGATCATGCTAAGTTTATGCACGATTACCATAAGATTAGGTTTGGACCTAAACGAATTGGTGGTGATAATTACAGGATGTATTACACTAACAACCATGCTCTTCGTTTGTTTAATTTGCTGACACCTGCTATGGAGTTTAAGCTTAAGAACTTTAAGAAGGTAGCTGCGGATGCTAAGTCAAGGAGACATGGTCTGGCCGAGGCTATTAATAACTCTAAGATTAACCAGTATCATGCAGACTTTCTTAAGTCTTTTGATTATTATTCACCTAGCGTTGCCCCTACTGGGGGTCGTATTGCAAAAATAAGCCCCTCAAATCCGCAAGGATAAGAGAGGCACTACTAAGACCCTTGGGTTCCTTACGGAACTTGAGGGTTATTTTTTGCATTAGCTACAGTCTTTTTTCCAGACATTAGCTGATTCTTTGCTTTTGATTTTGCTTCTGACTCATCCATACCTTCCGATATAAAGTGGGCCAAGTTATCATCGTACACCTTATTAAGGATTGCATCGTTGATCTTAGGTGTGTAGGCTAGTGAGGGATCTAAGTTGAACATCTCAACGTACTCCATGTCATCTATACCCGGAACAATATTATGTGATACTTTTTCTTCATTCATCTTTTACAAATACTCCATCTATCATGTGTCCAGTACGGACGTTAATCTTGTTGTAGGCTTCGTCTAAACATTCAGTTAAAGACAAACCCCATAAGTGTGCTTGTATGGTTAGGGTAACAAGTACATCACCCAACTCATCTCTCACCCTATCTACGTCCATTTCATAGACAGCTTCAATCATTTCTCTGGCTTCTTCTTCAAACTTAAGTAGTTGTTTTTTCTTTCTTACTTCAACTTCTGATTGCAGATCAAGAGGACTAATGATTCCCTTCCTGACACCCCAATCAACTACATTGTTTTCAAGCTCTTCAAATATCATATACATTAATCCCCCAATCCATCTTCAGGTAACATAGCATCTTCAGCTATAGACAAGAATACAAAGTTAGCAGACGCCTGTAGAACACCCAGCATAGCTACATTAGTTATTCGTCCGTTGTAAGATTGTATCATATCATTTAAGTCCTGAAGCATTCTGTTTTCAGCTTCATGTTTTTCTGGGAATTGTGTTACGTTGCTCATATAATTATCCTTAACAAAAGAAATAGTCAGAGAAGATAATCTCAGATATATCTAAGTCACCCAAGTCTGGTTGTTTTAGTTTATAACCTTCACGGCTTTCTAGTATCATATCTTCTATGATTGTGAAGAAGTTATCCTTATTGTATAGCATAGCAAACTGCCATTTAGTTTGTACTATTAGTTTTTCTACATCACATGCATGGGTTGAGAATGAATCATGTATAGCACCGAAGTCTCCTGAGAAGCTTTCAATTACTTTTGCCATATGTGCAGCATCCATAGAGTGTATGAAGTTAGGTGAGCATCCTGATGCAAATGATCTCCTACAGGGAAGTAAATCTCCGTTAGAGGTTATCACTGGTATCTTTATACTATGCCCTACCTGACCCACACCCCTTATACGACCACGTATTGTTATGTTCTTCTGCCTCCACACTTCGTAAAGAACTGGGAAACCAGAGGGTGTTGTCCACTGTGTGCATGTATTTCCTTGAGATAGTATGTGGTCAGTTAACTTCTGTATAAACTTCATAGTCTTTAATGGACCCACACACGTATCATTTATTGCCAGTATTAGTTGCTTGGATAAGATCACACAGTCATCTTCTGTGATGTTGTATTTAATATCGTAACCCTCTACTTTACAATCGTAGTACATGTTAGCAGCTATCTTCTTCTGTCCAGCAGAGTAAGCTCTAGTCATTGACCCGCGTTTTGCTATGCCTTTCCTTATAGCTTTCATGGGGATACTCCGGGCTTCAAACCACTCAGGCATTCTTTCTATTAATCTCTTAGCCACTTTTACATAGAAATCTTTCTGTATATCATTGGGCATTATAGATACTAATTCACCTGCTTGTTTGTCTTTACTAATAGCTGCCAGATGTTGCCATCCATTGTTACTACCGTCAATAGGTATAGGTAGGTTGCTGTAATAGACCTCACCAGATTTCTTTGAGGTGCAGTAACCTGACACGTCTAAGCAACATGCAAGAAAGCTAACTGGTTTTTCTGCTTCTAGCCTGAAGCTTTGTCCATCCGACAACTGGTTTATCCAAGCTAGGTTGTTTAGGGTCCACAACTCCCTGTCCCTTAGTGTCATCTTGTCTACTGAGATTGTGGATAATCCTTCGTCTTGAAGATAGGTTTTGTAATCCGCTGTTGCCCATTCTGGTAGTTCCTCTATTTCATATGATTGATTGTAGGAACATGCTGTATGTATGCACAGCCACTTGTAACCCTCGGTGTCCATTTCTTTTGAGGAAGCAAATTCAAATAGTCCCTTAGATACATCAGATCCTTGGAAGTTTAAGAAAGGTTCGGTGTAGTACACACGACCCCTGTAGTCACACTCGACCATTTGAAAGAAGTCACGACTACCAATAGCGTTCATCTTGGCTATGACAAATTTCATTTCTATTGCTTTTGATTTAGCTTTAGTTGTGGTGTCCCCAAGGTCAATGAACATCTCAAGGTTAGACTCCAGTGCTTTAGCAACTCTTATGTTCAACCTCCAAGAGGTCTGTTGTAGTTTGTTAAGAGCTGATACAAAGGGTGCATCTAAAACATTACTAAAGTCTTCTTCACTGCTCATACGTTTTATGTATGGTCGTTTAGTGAACTCATTACGTAGTGATGTTATATCTTTGGGGGCTACAAAAGAAGTACCAATGAGAGTGTGTTTGATATACTCAGGCGGTATCTCACCAAGCTCTACCCACTTGGGTAACAACTCTATAATGTAAGGCGCTCTGAATCCTTTGTACTCTCTTTTTATATTGATATAACCCAGTTGAAGCAACGACTCCATATAGAGATCACCCACTGCAATTATCTCTTTATAGTTAGTGTTAAGTACACCCATTGCAGACAGCACCTGTAAGCCCACAGCTGTCGATGTGACAGTTAGTTTGAAGGGGTTAGCCGATGACCTTCTGGACTTCTGATAAGCCGCGACAGCCCCTGCTACGGCCCTTACAGTTAGCTTCTCGTAAGTATATCCGTAGGGTATCATTGAAGAGATAAGTCTGGCCCCTTCTGGGGGCCTCCCACGGAAGGTACTACCCTCACATCTTTCTTTTATGTACTCAGTTATTAACTCTAAACCTTCAGAGTTATCCAGTGTAGCTAAGGAAGTCCTCTTGTCCTCGCAATCGGTTAGTTTGTGTGTTGTAGAATGCACTACCACAGTCTCCTGTTCGTCCTGTAAACCGGGACTTGAGTACTCGTAGGTGTATTGTGTTTCTTTCATCTTCGCTTTCCGCTACTAGGTTTCTTGAAAATGTTATGATGTCAAAGCTGATTTGCTTTATAGAACCTGAACCCTTGATGTCATCTATAGAACTTAAGTGACCTTCCTCAAAGGACCTACCTCCTTGTGCTTTTCTTAGGTGACTTATCAAACCAAGCCACACATTGTGCTTCTTAACTATCTTAAGTAAGTCAGACATGATTGCATCTATGGCTTCGTTACCTGTCTTACCGTCAGCTCCTTCACTGACTGCTATAGTTATGTGGTCTAGTATAATATACTGACAACCTAATAGGCAAAGGTTTTCAATCTGATCTATCAAGGAGTTGTCTGACACTGCCCCGTTGTGGTCTAACAAGATTAACCTTTCATTTCCAAACACTTGGTCAAAGGCGTTTCGCTCTTCTTCCATTGTTGGATTCTTAGGTGTAAACATTGTAATGAACTTCTCTGCTGAGTCCCCTATTGACTCCTCTAGGGACACCATACCTATTGAATCCTCAGTGGAACCTTGAAGCTCTAGCACAATCTCTTTGATCATGGTTGACTTACCTGAACCAGTGCCTGAGGTGAACAATACTATCTCACCCTTACGCATACCATCTAGCTTGTCATTGAGTCCCTCTAGACACTTAGGGTACTTAACTGACTTAGTTAGCTTACGTTCCTGATAGGCCTCCCAGATAGCCTCACCACGTACAACTGATGCTGGTGCATATTTCTGTGCATTCCATATAGCAGTTGAGATATCTTGTGGGTTCTTAAGATAAGCATCACAGGGGTCATTCTCTGTAAGCTTTGCTACCTTAACAACATCCCAACCAATGATCTTAGCAGCAGCCGTTACAGCCTTTTCACCTGCTTCATCTTGATCGAACATTAAGATAACTTCTTTGAAGCTCCTAAGGTAGTTGCGGTTTTCAACAAGTATCTTCATGTTAGAAGAAGACGGTAGGGATACCACAGGGTATGGCTTGTTGTACTTATCTAACATTGCTTGTTGCACAGCAATAGCGTCCAGCTCTCCTTCTGTGATAACTATTTTCAACCCACCTTGCATGAACTTAGACTGACCAAACAGCTCAAGCTTGGGGTTCTTTAGGTCTCCTATAGCTCTGAAGTCTTTAGGGAACATGCGCTTTTTGTAGCCAACTATGTTACCTTTAACAGTGTATGGGTAGAAGTGAGCTGTTACTTCTGAAGAACCCCCACGTTCCACTTTCATATCATACAACTCACATGCTGTCTTAGTTAACTTACGATCACGCACACCTGAGCTGTCATAGTTTTGTATATCTTGAAGTGAATCGCCACTCATATCGTACTCTCGTTGTTTAGTTGGGTTAAACTTTGACACTGCTGTGTCATCATATTGATCTAAGAATGCTGGCTTGTTACATGCAAAGCACTTGCCTCTACCATTAGACCACAGTGCTACTGCATCTGATGATCCGCAATGGTTACATGGGTAATGTTTAGTGAATGAGTCACTCATCAGTTCCACCTACTTTCTTTTAAGGATTTAGTATCAGTACGTCTGGTACTTGCTTTAGA